TCCATCGTTTAAGGGCAGCTTTAGCGCGTTCGCCGTCTTTGGCGTTGGCCGCTACTGCGCCCATTCTTGCACAAAATGAATCCTTGCGGCCCTGATCTGCCTTGGTCTTGGGATTTGGGGCTGGCGCTTTAAGATTGGAGCCGGTTGCCGCGTTGTACTTCTCGCGACCCTTGGCAGTCAGGCCAGCGCCTTTGGATGTGGGCAGCTTCTCGCCACGGCCAACACTGAGGGATACTTTTTTCATCTAGCTACCCATCCATGAAGTGTGCATTGCGCCGTCTTGAGCGTTATAACGGCGTGTGGGCTCAGTATACTCGCGGTGAGCCACAGGAAAAGCAAACGTCACGCATATAGCGTCCGCTGCGTCTGGTGATGCCAAGCCCCGTGCTTTCATTTCTTTCTTGCTCTCCAAGAAGATTGTTCCACGTGAATCAGGCTTCATCTTAGGCGAAATTAAATCCGTCTTCAAGAACCTGTCGGTCGGGATACTAGCAGATTTCAACCACTCGCGCATCTCACCCCACATCTGCGCGCGCATATTTCCATACATTATCGGGTTTTTAGACTTATTTCCAAAGTTCACGCCCTTTATCTTGTACCGCTGCTCCTTGAGCCTGTCCACAATCCCAGCGCCCAGCCCACCCTCGTCAATCACCACTAGAGTCGGTTTGTACTCGTCAATTGCGTCGATCACATACCCCACAACCGTCATAGTGTCGTCGCCCCGATGCCGGGTGATATTGATTATGTCCCGCCCTTGGCGCACGGCGATGACCGTGGCGTCCGCGCCGTAGCGCGCCGGATCAACGCCGATGATGATGGGCGCTGACAGGTCTTTGTACTTCTCCCGCTTCATGGCCTCGTCCACTATGTCCGAGCCAATGAACTGATCGTCGCCTGCGCTTGGGAACATCCCGTAGACCTCGACGTGCGACTGTGAGGAGTCCGGCCCGTACTCTTGGATGATGCGCTCGTAGACCTGTTTGTCCGTACCCTCGACCGTGCGCGCGTCCACCACCTTGGTTTTCCAAAACGCCCGTTTGGAGTTGAACGCCTCGTAGAAGTACCCCGTGTTGCGGCGCGGGTTGGAGAACGCCAGCCAGAAGCGGTTGGGCGTGTTCTCGGTAAAGAAGCCCGCAGTCACCGCCCAGATCGTGTCGTCGATACCTGACGCCTCGTCGAACACTACCAGCACGCCGTCGTAGTTATGCACACCCGCGTAGGCGTCGGGATTCTCCGCTGACCACAGCCGCCCCTCAACGCCCCAGTACCTGGTGCCCTTCTTCAAGTCCCGCTCGACCAGTTCGGTCAGCCACTTGGCGGGCATCACTCTGGTTGCGCTTACCTCAAACCAGTGCGAGTTGATCGCCATCGCCAGCCACTTGGTAATCTCGGCCCAAGTGATTGAGCGTAGCTGTGACTCACTGTTAGCCGAGATAATGGTCGTCGAGCCGATGCGGGTCGCCAGCATCCAGATGGTGATCCAACTGACCAGGGCTGACTTGCCAATACCGCGCCCAGACGAGATGGCCGATTGCAGCACCCCGTAGTCCAGTAGCCCTTTGTTTGCTTCGATATGCTCGGCGATGTCTTGCAGCACCTCGCGCTGCCATTTGCGCGGCCCTTTGAAGTTCTCCAGCGGTGTGCCCTTGACACCCCACGGGAATACCAAAGCTACAAAATTGAGCGGGTTGTCCTTGATGCGCGGCGTCCACAGACGCGCCATCAGGGCTTGTTCGTCTTCAGCGCTGTATCTGGTGGACTGCATCGACTACCTCAATGACGCGCATCTCTGCTTCTTGCAGCGCCTGCGTGATGGATATGCGCTGGTCAATGTCCACCGTGATGGACTGCTTGGCGACCCAGCCGTGCTGGTGCTTCAAGATTTCAAGCGCCGCCTTGGCATCACCCTCTCGGGCTGCCTTGTGCAGGATGTCGGCCATCTCGCGCTCGCCGTCGGCTTTGCCTTTGATCGCGGCCATCTCGGCTAGTGCGTCAAATTGGCACAAGTGCCGGTACTCTTCAGGCCGCATCCCAGAAGCCAGCGCCAGCGTGTCGCCCTTGAGCCCTAGCTTGGCAGCGTCGTATATCGCCTGCAAGCGCGATTCAGTCGCTTGGACGTGTCGGACAGTAAGCGGCAGTGACTTGAACAATTGGTTCTCCTGTGCGTGAATTTTATATTAAAAAAATTTTGTTTGTGGCCCCTCCGTTTACGTTGGCCCATCGCGTCGGCCCTCCCCCCTCCCCCCTAGCTAAAATCCTAGGCAAAAAGGCAAGCAAATACTAGTCAAAATGGCAAGCGGTTGGCCATGAGAATGTAGGCTATGTGGGCTATGCCAACCGAATCGTATGGCCTGCGATACCGGCCACCGGCCACCGGCCACCATGTAGGCTATGTGGGCTATGCCAATGCAAGCGCATGGCCTGCGTAAGCCATGTGACCATGTGGCGCTAGCAAAATGCGGGAATTGTCGGTGTGGGCATTGTGGGCACCCAAAAAGCCGTTTTTAAATCGCTCTACCCCATATTGTAAGTATTGTAAGATTTCATAATGTGAAATGTAAGGTTTAGATGAGTTAAGATCAAATTGATGACAATATGACCTACAGTTGACCGGCCCCATTGGAGAACCGCATAAAAACAGCAATGCCTACAAAATGCCGCGATTGGTGCCTACAATTTTCGTCAACTAAGGGTAAACACCTAGTGACAAATGCAATAAATTCCCTTACACTCACAGCGCGAGCGATCGCAGGGCAACCCCAATAAACGAAATCAAGGACACACAATGGAAAAAGTAATGACAGCAAACGTGATCTATACCAATCACCAGGGCGAGCGCACCAATCAGACAGTAAGCGTAAACCGCATTTTTGGGCGCAACGATACCGATAAACC